ACTAAAAGCCTTGTCAGGAAATATTCTATTGTTCATCCAGTCAACTATTTTAAATTGTTTCTTCATTTTTTTACCTTTCTTTATTAGTTATTGACAGATTATACTTATTCAATTTATTTGTCAATAGGTTATTACGCAACCCTTCTTGAAATTATTTCTTGATAATGCTTCCAATCTATTAAAGATATATAATCAAGATCAGCAAGATATTTAATATCCTGATCCTTCCATGCTTCTAATATTTTATCTTTGTAATTCTCAACTACTGATTGAGCATATAAACATGACTTTCTGATCTTAATTAAATCTTTTATTGTATGTTTATTTTTATTTAATAAACTTTCAGCAATATTTTTAACTGTAAATAATTTAGCACAATCATTTACTGATGCTTCAAAGTCGCTTGAAGGTCTGTTGAACCTGTGTTGCTTCTCATCTTTTTTATTAAGCTCAAATAACTCATCTCTATATGGTGTCCATGTGATATTACTTAAAACATGAAGATCACTATATGCTTTGTCTATTATCTTCTTAATTTGTCTTTGTTCTTTATTCATAATTGCCCTTCCTTTTTAGTTGTTTTTTGTGTATAAATTAAACATAACAAACTATTATTATATTGTCAATAGCTTGTCAATACTTAAATATAAAATAATATGAACAAAATTAAATTTGATAATAAAACGCTTGAAGATGTATTTGAACAACTGGCTTTGGGAAAGTCTGTTAAATCTGTCCTAGATGATAAAAATCTTTCTTATGAAGGTTTAAGAAAGTTAATGAGAAAAAAGCCAAAAATTAGACAATTATACGAAGAAGCTAAAGAAGATGGCATAGATTACTTATTATCTAATAATATAGACTTACTTAATAAAACTGTTGATGAATTTAAGGCAAATGGCAAAGGTGATCTAGCTATTACTAATCTATTGAAGGAAATAACAAACTTAAATAGATGGAAGGCATCAAAGTTATTGCCAAAATATAACGATAATGCTCAGAAATTACAACTTTCTAACGCTGATAATAAGCCATTGATTGTCAAATGGTCTAAGGATTAAATAAAAATTATTCAATAAAATCAAAGTTAATACAGTTGCAAGACTACTTATGTTGTAACTTTTAAACGCATAGTTGCGTCAGGCTTATATAGAAGCATTATTTATTTTTTTTATAAAGTCAGGCTAATTTCAATTAATAAGTTTATTAATTTAAATAAATTCTAGCTATTGTTTGTTATGATAATAGATGACTATCAGTACCAACTTAAAAGAGTTTTAAAAAGAGGGCGGTTTTAAAAAGGGTGTTGCCTTCCTGACAAAATCGCTTTGCGTTAATAGCGTTAGGAGGTATATATATCTAAACAAAGAGTTCCTCTTATGCCAAAAAAAAAGAAAAACAAAATAAACGCATTAGTTGTTATTTCAGAATCTACTGAATCTGTAATAATACACTTTGATGGCTTTGATGATCTTCACCATGCTAGACACTTTAGCGATTTCATGCTTGATGAGCTTGGAATTAATCAATTGAATTACCCTGAAAATACGACTATTCACTAACAGGGGGGTTTTATTTAAAAATGACTGAAATTGTAATTCCATATACACCTAGAAAACTGCAAAAATTTTTGCACAATGAAATGATAAAGCACCGATTCAATGTAATCGTTGCACACAGAAGGTCTGGCAAGACTGTAATGTGTATTAATCACATGATTAGAGATGCTTTGACAAACCCAAAACCTAATCCAAGATACGCTTTTATAAGTCCAACATTTAAACAAGGTAAAGCAACTGCTTGGGATTATATAAAAACCTTTGGTAAAAATATTCCTTTTGTTAAATTTAATGAATCAGAACTTAGATGCGATTTTCCTAATGGTGCAAGAATAACTATTTTGGGGGCTGAGAACGATCAAGCCTTGAGAGGAATTTTCTTAGATGGATGTGTGATGGATGAAACACAAAGTTTATCTCCAACGATATTTCCTGAGATCATCAGACCTGCTTTGGCAGACCGAAAAGGATGGTGTATATTTATTGGAACACCTAAAGGACAAAATTATTTTTACAAATTACATAAGGATGCTCAAAAGCAGAAGGATTGGTGGACTGGGGTATTTAAAGCTAGTGAAACAGATATATTGGATCAAGATGAATTAAACTCTGCTAAAGAAATGATGTCAGAAGATTTATATGACCAGGAATTTGAGTGTTCATTTCAAGCGGCAATTACTGGTTCTTACTATGGTGCAATCATTGATGACCTACAAAAAAATAATAAGATTACAGATGTGCCTTATGATCCAAACTTAGATTGTGAAACATGGTGGGATTTGGGTCTTAAAGATTCAACCGCAATATGGTTTGTGCAAAAGCATGGAGATGAAATTAGAGTGATTGATTATGAAGAATCCTCTGGAGAAGGCTTAGATTTCTATGCTGACCTGCTAGACTCCAAACCTTATAAATATGATAGACATATAGCTCCACATGATATAAAAGTTAGAGAGTTAGGAGCTTTTGGAAAATCAAGGTTGGAATCTGCTCTTGAATTAGGTATATCTTTTGATATAGCTCCAAAATTATCTATTGAAGATGGTATTGAAGCTGTTAGAAAAACTTTACCTAAATGTTATTTTGATAAAGAAAAAACATATCAAGGAGTTGAAGCATTGAAGGCTTATCAAAAAAAATGGGATGACAAAAACCAATGTTTTAAAAACAGACCCATTCACAATTTTGCAAGTCATCCAGCAGACGCTTTTAGATATGGGTGTACCTTTGTTGGTGGTAAGATGACCGACTGGAATGAAGAAGTGTATGTGAACACAAACTACATAGTTTAATATGGCAAATAAAAAAATAGAATTCGATTTAAAACTAAAAAACCTTCTTGGCAATCATATAGAAAATGCTCTTGGATATTTAGGGGGAAACCTTTCTGAGTCCAGAAAAAAATCTATTGAATATTATTTAGGGGATAAACTTGGAACTGAAATAGATGGTCGTAGTCAGGTAGTATCAACTGATGTTTCAGATACCATTGAAAGCATTTTGCCAAACCTACTTAGAGTTTTTACTGCATCAGATAAAGTAGTAAGATGCGAACCTGTTACTGCGGAAGATGTACCTTTAGCTGAACAAGCAACTGCATATTTAAATCATGTGTTCTACAAAGACAATAATGGTTTTCAATTATTATATAATTTTTTCAAAGACGCATTGATTGAAAAAAATGGTTTCTTAAAAATATACTGGGATGAATCTGAGTCTGTTGAATTTGAAACTTATCAAAATTTATCAGCAGAAGATAAAGAAGCATTATCTGATACTAAAGATGAAATAGAAATTATTGAAGAAGAAGAAATAGAAGATGAAGATGCTAAAGAACAATTTGAAAAAGTTATAGAACAATATGAAGCTCAAGGTTTGGAAATGCCTGAAATGGAAACTCCAGATTTTGTTTTGTATAATTGTAAAATTAAACGAACTAAAAAAACTGGTAAGATAAAAATTGAATCAGTTCCACCTGAAGAATTTTTAATTGATAGAAATGCAAAATCAATTGATGATGCTGATTTTGTTTCTCACAAAGTTTTAATGTCAAGATCAGACCTAGTTGCTATGGGTTATGATGAAGATGAAGTAAATGAACTTCCTGCATCTAGTGATGATATTTATAATACTGAAGACATGGTTAGACAAAGGGATGTAGATGAATATCCAGTAGATAATTATACTCAAGGTCAAAATACAAAAGTTTTAATTTATGAATCTTATGTAAAATATGATTATGATGAAGATGGTATTGCAGAACTTAGAAAAATAGTTTCAGCAGGTGATGATGGTTCTATGGTGTTAGAAAATATGCCTTGTGATAGCGTTCCATTTGTAACTGTAACACCTATCCCAATGCCACACAGATTTTATGGAAGATCAGTTTCAGAATTAGTTGAAGATATTCAATTAATGAAATCAACTGTTATGCGTCAGTTATTAGACAATATGTATTTAACTAATAACAATAGAGTTGCGATCATGGATGGCATGGTGAACATGGATGATCTTTTAACAACTAGACCAGGTGGTGTAGTTAGAACTAAGCAACCACCAAATCAAGTGATGCAACCAATGACTGCTCAACCAATTTCACAACAAGCATTTCCATTATTATCTTACCTAGATACAGTAAGAGAAGCTAGAACTGGAATTACAAAGTCTGCTCAAGGATTAGATGCAGATACTTTAAATTCAAAAACCGCAACTGGTGTAAATACTTTGATGACGCAAACTCAAATGCGTTCAGAATTAATTGCTAGAATATTTGCTGAAACAGGTGTTAAAGATTTATTTAGAAAAATATTTGAACTAATGGTTAAATATCAGG